GTCTAAAGACTTAATCATGGCACCTAATCACTCACTATTAGTACGCGATAGTGATAACACAGTCTTTGGACCTTGTGGACCAAAGTTTATACCAACCCAAAACCGTGACGCATTTACGTTTTTCAAAAAGTTTACCGACGCTGGTAAAATGACTATGGAAACTGCAGGCTCACTAAAAGACGGTCGTCAAATATGGGGTTTAGCTAAAGTTGATGAAAGCTTTACGCTACCAGGAGACGATAGAGTTTTAGGTAATTTACTTGTGTCAGTCAGTCACGAGTGGGGTAAGTCTAATGAAATTAGGTTTACACCTATTAGGGTAGTTTGTAATAATACTCTTAGTATGGCTTTAGCTGATAAGACTCAGCCACATTTTAAAATGGCACATACTAAATCGTTTGATGCAGACCTTATAGTAACTGCGGAGCAGGCACTAGGTTTAGCAAGTAACCGCATGAAAGAGTATAAAGAAGCTGCAGAGTTTTTATGTAGTAGAAAATACACTAAAGATACGGTTGTTTCTTATATTGCTGACCTTATGCAACCTAAACTAGCTATGCAACAAAAACTACTAGAGCAAAGTAAAACTGAAAAAACATACTTAGCCCGTGCTACTATGCTTGATGAGTTTCAACGTGCACCTAGTAAGGTTTATGAGGCGTTAGAACTACAGCCAGGAGCTAATTTAAAAAGTAGTGCTGGTACGTGGTGGGGTGCTATGAATGCTGTTACCTTTGTGGTTGACCATAAATGGGGACATGACCGTGACGCAGCAATGCATAATGCTTGGTTTGGAGCTAGAGCTAGTCTTAAAACTAAAGCTATGACCACAGCTATTGATTACGCTAAGAGTGCATAATGCACCCAGCGTATAATATAAACTTTGTTTACTTCCTACCTGACTCTCCTAGTCGGGTAGTGAAGTTCAATATGACTGAGATGCATAAAGTCAAAGGTGGTGGTATTCACATAGGTGATCCTATGAAGATGTCACCGTCTTTAGGCGTAGTACAAGCTGAACGTTGGTATAAAGAATACACAGGTAAAGCTAAGAAGTTTGATACTGCTAAGTGTGGACAGTTTGCCTTATACAAAGTGTTGATGAAGAAAGCTAAACCTATAACCGAGGATGATATGAAAAATTTATATAAAACAAAAAGTGTTGATATTGCTAAACCTAATACATACTGTAAAGTAGTGAGTGCTAGAGATCCTTATGACACTAGTCAGTTAGTTAGTAGAACTGATAAAACACCTATGAGTAAAAAGAATATAGAAAGATTGAAGCAGTATGTGTTTAAAGGTAAAACACCTACAATACAGAATGTTTTAGATAAGGGTGTACTTACTTTAAATGATATTAAATACGATATAAAGCTGGGCTATGTCAAGAAACACTAAAGAAAAGTTTATCTCTATAGCGGAAGTAGTTTACTACGATCCTAAATCAAAAGTACAAGAACCTATGAGATTAAAAGTACAGGTCAACTTAGCAGAAACATCTGTAATTCATAATTTTCACCTACCTGAATGGCTAGATACACACAAAGATCAAATCAGTAATTCCATACTAAAAGCTTCAAAAAACATTACTGGTGAAAGTAAGTTTCGATTCCTTAAAGTAAATAAAGTACCCTTTTATTCTTAACCTTATTAAGCTTACTGTGAGCCGTTTTAAAGCGTTGATTATATAGTTTAATACTAACGCCTTACCTAGTAAATCAAACCGTCTCGACCTATATAGTATTTTTAGAAGATGCTTTACTTATATACTAAACATTAATATGATATAAAGTATATATTAATAGGAGTTAAGTATGGCAAAAGACACGTGGGTAATGAGTTACGGCACTAGATCACTCGATAACAGGGAAGAAATTATCTGTTACGAAGAAAGTGAAATAGAGTCGTGTTGTAACCTTATAGATCAAAGATATAATCCAGAAACTATCTATGTATTTAATCGAACAGAAAATAAACAACAGGATGGTTATTTCTGGAAGGGTGGAGGTATACTTGTTAATGGAAAATGATACTCAAATACCTATACCAGATAGAGCAGAAACTTCTAACCAGAAATACCATTTTTACAGACTCAACACAGGCGACCACATGGACATTGAATACACTGATCCTAAAGTGGCTGCAAAAATACGTGTTGCGGCAAGTAACTACGGTATAAGAAATGATAAAATTATGGTGACTAGAACCTACACAGATCAAGTACCTAAGTTACTTCGTATATGGAGAAAAACTTGATATAATGGAAGTGCTTTGTTTTTATTCAAAATGTAATGAACCTATAACCTCAGAACAACAGTCTAAAGGTATAAAGTATTGCAGTGAAAAGTGTCGAAGACAAAAAGGTTATGACATGAATAAAAATATTTATGGTGGTTTACAGAAAAACGGTGGTGGAGCTAGAACTATTATGTCTAATTCATCTATTAAGTATGACGAGATACTTGGTGGTTCAATTCTTGGTTCACTTGACGACTACCACATTGACGAAGATATACTGAGCGTGGCTATTCATAATCACGACCTTCAGCAAGAAGCTAAAATAGAACATGAACTTTTAGTAGTGTATGACGGTTTTGAACAACTACAACTTTCCCATAAAGAACATTGTGGTATAGGGTTAGCTACGGCAAGTTATCGTAGGCTAAAAGAAAAGAATGATAAAAAATATAAAGAGCGTTTAGAATACC